TAGCCATAATGTTATTTAATGAGACTCAGCGATTGATAGAGGGTATCGAGTATAATATTTTCAAATATTCCATTTCTGCTACTCAGATCTTCTTGCGTCGCATATGGGGTGACAGTCGTTTGCGTATTCACAAAATCAATAACTCCGTCCGTGATGGTTTCATCAATCTGATCATCATATGCAAAGAACAGATAATATTTCGAAATATCCACAAATTCAAAATCAGATGGTAATACTAGAGGCCAACCCCAAGTTGCATCGTAGTCTGATAATGGGTAAGTAGAAGTCCCGGTGGCTGATAGTGGTTGGTGGGTATTTAAAAGTGTGTATGTGTTGCTAAATTTCTCTAATGCCACGATTGGGACATCAATACCCACGACATATGTGTCGGGATCTATTAAGTCTCCGATATTCTTACCATATTCAACTTTAGTGGACCTTCCCTTAATGTCTAGATTCTGATTGAATTTATTTGTAACTCCAATGAGCTTTGACCCTGTAATAGAAAATAGATCCATCCACCGTTTTATTGATGTTGGATATATATACTGTTCTTCGCCACTGTCGTCATATCCCAAATATTCCGCGAGAGAATGGAGACCATCGACATTACATTTATCAACGTCCTGTGTGTTTTGCACAAAATTTGATATTTTTTCGTATAATTTCTTCCCGATTGTGTCGTAAGTTGAAGTTTCGGTTCCCAATATCTGTCCAATGAAATCGTCAAATAAAACCTCCTTATCTAATAAGGTTTCTTGAAATCGGAGATCTTTAATCGTCTGGCCCGCGTCGAAGTCTTCAAACTTCTTATACATGTCAAAATACTTGGATGAATATACGTCGAATAGGCTAGTTTGGCCCTCCAAAGAATATGTAATGAGTGTATCACTTGTAAGTGTCACACTTGCCATGAGTTGAATATTTTGATATAAGGCAGATCCAGATAACAATGGGAATTCGATATATCCCCGGAATACGCCTCCAGCATCAACGGAAGACAATGTGGGATTCAATGATCCAATCTGGTATTTACACGCCGACAACTCAGAAGTATATATATTATTTCCCGCCCCAGTCGTAAAGATTTCTCCTGTCTCGGTCGTAAAGATTTCTCCTGTCTCGGTCGTAAAAAATTCAAAACACGAATCTAGGAAGTATGTTCCACCAAACACATACACAACGTCTCCATCTTCATTCAATAAATATTGTGTTTGTTCCGATGATAATATCGAATCGTGATCAATACCAGACAATGAGAATGTTATGTCAGTTAATGAAATCGTGTCGAGATTCTTAATGGAGAACCAATTCGGATCTTTCAATTTAATGACAAACGGAATTCTAGTATTGAAGAACTTAATCCGATTTATGTTAAAAGCATCAATTTCAACTCCTTCTCCATCGACACCATTTGAAGTTATTGAAAGCTCAACTGGGGAGTTATCAACGACCGTTGCGGAGAGAGTCAAACCTAGATTATTCAGATATGGGCTACTTAACTTTACAGAGGGAACGATAGTCCCAGTTTTATCAAAGAAGAATTTGAGAAATACTAAATCCGATACCACATCATCCTTATAATAGACATCTTTGAGACCTCTATAACCGACCAATTGCGATCCGTCTACGGTTGATAAACACTCTACAATATTGTCACCGGATTGTTTTGCGTATATTGGAGTTGGGATTATTGTGATCTTTTCTACTGGTGTATATTGGGCCGCAGATAACGAATAGTTATATTGGGTATCATAGTAAGCATAAAAATTGTCTAAGTGTGAATACTTCTTATCGTTGATATTCCAATAGTTATTACTACCAGAACCCGAGACAGAGCAATATATCGACGTTGTCGGTTGATATAGGGGATAAGATGCGGTAACTTCAATCGGACCTGTTATTTGTCCAATCGGAAACTCCCAAGACGACAAACCACCCAGTGACAATGTATATGGGATGTAGTCATATACGGTTATATTTTTTGTGACGCTTGATATCTCTGCATTATTATCACAATTATATATTACGAGTTCGATAGGGTAAATTCCCGGAAACTCATAATATTTCGAGGCCGAAAAGGATTTAGAAATTGTTCCATCTCCAAAGTTCCACAAATACCTATAAGTTTTGTCGGTTATGTCCAAATCTGGAATAAATCTCAGAGGTGTCAGGGAAATTGCATACGAGGACAGAGAATCCAGTCCTGTAAAATCAATAGCGGAAAAATTGATATAGGTTGTGCTCATTATTCGTCAAGGACTTCTATTCTGTTTATCAGAGTCGTAGGTCTATAAAAGTATGGAAATTTGAAATATGGTAAGGTCGTAGTCTGATTTATCAATTCTTCATCAACGCCTTCAAACATGGGGTTCCAGGCCACGAATGAAACTCCCGTGAAATAGATATTTTCCTTTGAGTTAAATGTTTTCACGTTCTGAACACCCACCAAACTCAAGATATCGGAGGATATCTGACTGGTATCAATTTTCTGCCCAAGGGTTATATTCGAAGGGTCGAAATAGTCAACGATAATGTCCGATACTTGCTTTTTGAGGGTCTCCTTACTAACTTTATTATTTTTCTCCCGGACTATTGTTAATTTTGTGTCACTATAGACACTCTTTTCAACTGTAAGGTTGGTAAATCCGACATCCAGAGCAGTATAAATAGGATCTCTCACAACAACCTCATTACTGATCATCTTCTTATCGTTTGTGATAGTTTTGATCATGGTTTTGAAGCTATTTGACACAAACTCAGGATATTGTTCTTCCTGTAAGAGAAAGGTCGGAACCACAAAGACATTGATATTATTGAAGTCGCAGGAGTCTGCAAAGTTCACCTGATTCAATATGACCCTATTCACTTTGTTTGGATCGACGCAAATCTTATAGAAATAGTCGATATATCCAGAGATGAATGTCTGGTTGTTGACAACCTTCACATCATTGAGAACATTAGGGATACTCTTCTTCAAGTAAACCTCATAATCATGTTCTGTTACAAGTCTCAATTGAGATGATAAGAAGGTTGGAACATTTCCCCGAATTCCATCAACATCTTCAGCATTTTGAATAATGGTGGAGTTTGATGGGTTATTGAATGTGAGATATTGTGAATATGTGCTATCGATCTGTGTTGATAAGAGGGAATTAACATCATCGTAAATCTCATTAAACTTACGACTATTATATACGAATAACTTGTTGCCATTGATAGCATTCTTACTAATAATGCCCTTATCTCCATCACTCAAAATATAAAACACCGCAACTTCATCCCCAGCATCCACTTGCTTTCCAAATAAGCCACTGCCAAATTTGATCTCATAGTGCCCATACTCATTAAGCCTTGCGTCAAATACTCGATCAACAGAAGTAGATAGAAAGAGATTGTCAACCGCCGAATACTCATACCAAGTATCGGTGTCCACCTCTTTAACATATACGCTGATAGTTCCATGGGATATAAACCGAGTGTCCTTTGTGTCTACTAAGTTGTCTATTACAATTGGAAGAGTCTCAAATTCAATACCCTCCGCAGTATATGTTGGATATTCCGAGACGACGCCCTGATACATAATTGCCGTATCGTTTATAGCATCGATGGATTCTGTTGTCTCTATAGTTTTCTCAAATGTTTGATCCGCAATGAACGTATACTGGACATTATCTACCAAAAAATAACTATACTTTCTGATGTTGTAACTTCCTAGTGTTAAAGAGTCAGATGCTACACAATTGATTGGGGATAAGGATGTCTGAAGTCCGGTTGGCTTATAGTCAATCAATTTGACAATCTTGTTCATATTCTCGTAGATTGTGGCTTGAGAGAACATGGACTCTGATGATGTTTGATTTAAGTAAAACATCAGCACATGAGTGTAATATGCTAAGATATCAATCAATGACGATAGGTTACTACCCTCATAATTTTGATCAGTAAACCTACCCCCATTATTCAGTTGCTCAATCATGAATGACTTCAATGCCGTGGCGTCAAAGTTCACATAAGCGTCATTTGGTAGGTTATATTCAAGACTTTGGTTGCTCATCTTGAAATATTTAACTTATGCGATTGTATATCCTGTAGAATTGAGTTCGGATTTTAGAGATAGTCCATAGACATTCAAAGATGGCACATCTATTTGCATAAAAATGTAATATGTTTGGGCATCTTCATCACCAATGACCTCAACATTCACAAGAGTTGTTCTCGGCTCCATCTGGGGAAGTTTCACAGAAATGTCATCTTTTATGATATCTGCGGTGAACTCATCGACAGGTTCAAACACATATTGCCTCAGATCTACCCCATATGTGGGGTTTAAGATCTTTTGACCCGGCGCTGTCAGAAATGCAGTCTTTACACTATTCTTTACAGCCTCAATGTCATAGAGGGGCAGAACATCATTCAAATATTCAATCTTATTCAACTGATTGTTGAAGGACACATCAGATGACAGGTCAAAGGCAACGTCCTTATAGAGATAATCCTTTTGGAGAGAATCTTCTGTTTGGGTCGGTGCTTGAAGCGTTTTTAGTTTAATACTCATTATCCAAATATTTCCATTAGACCAACTTTGAGCCTGTCCTCATCATATTTAGTGGTTTTCAAAAGTCTGGCAACGTATGTGTCGAATGATTCTGCGACTGCTGTATTTGCCGCCGGATCATTTTTATTATAGAATCTTTTAGTTTCGCTATCGAGGGTTGCCTGTAACTGGCGAAATGAGTTCAATTTAGATTTTGTGACACTCCACGGTCTATTTATCATTTGAACGAGTGTGCCAGTGCTTGCAGGCCCAAGTCCCATGTCAAATACCAATTTTTTCATCTTGTTTTTGTTTTGGGGCTTTTCCCATGCGTCCTTAGAGATGGCGTCTTCCATCGGTCCAGATGTATATGAGAATGCTGAGAAGATTCCCATGAATATCTTATTGATTTTTTCCAAGTTTCCAAGGTCAACACTCACATCCGCATCAGATCCCTTAAGCGACATTTTTGGAGTTTTAGAGGTTGAAAATACATTCATCATTCTCACAAATGGGAGACTATTGTAATCTCTCATCGATGTTATGTTCGTGTTTTTGTCAAATTCTCTTGATTGTAGATCTTTTGTGCCCGTCAATGATGAAACATCAAATGACTTTGTTTCGGGGTTGTATGCAGATGCAGAATTGGGCGGGAGTTCATAATTTCTACGGACGATAGTATCTAAATACGCAATCAGTGGATTATTTGTGCTGTTTTCTGCCAAAGCTCCGATCATCGACTGCTTTTGTTTTAGTGTTGTTGGAGTATCGATCCAATTTGGGTCTTCTGGGGTTACAGCTTCGTTTGCACTAGAATACGCCGCGATTTCTTCGTCGATGTCATCTTTAATCTTATTGGCACTCATTAACACTTGGTCAATGAACTGTCTCATTGCCACTTCATTGTTTGCAACGTTTTGTTCTCCGATTTGGTTGACCCTATCTGTGAGATCACTCAGGTCGCTCTCATTGGTATGTAGCTTGTCTGTTAGTTTATCGAATTTCGCCTGCTGTTCTTCCAACTTGGCTGTCTTTTCTGCTCTGGTGCTAGGACCCGCCTCTGCGTGGGAGAGGGTCGCCATTCTCCGAGTCAGTTTATCCTGATTGGACAATACGGTCTTGAACAATCCTCGAATTTTATTGAACCGTTTTTCTCCCATCTCTTGTTGGACTTCTTTCAGGTCGAGTCTAGCCCGATTCATGTTTAATTTCACCTTTTCGGGAGTTTTCGAGATCGGCAGATCTCTTTTAAAATTCGCTAATCGTTCTAAGTGCTTTTTGGCCTCGGCATCTAATTTCCGGTATTCCCCATATAGATTAGACACTTTCTCATCTTTAAAATACTTTTCGGTTGCGTCTACCTCGGCCTTTAAGGTTCCGATTTCAGATTCTAAATTTCGTCTTGCCATTTTTGGCATGTCGATGGCATCTACTTCTCTTTGTAGTTGGCGAACTACCATTCTCGTATTTTCGGTTTCTCCCCGATACTTGGAAACAGATCTCTCCAAACTTTCGAGCTTGGACTCCTCATCGTATTTCGTGATGGTGTCTTTCCCTGACTCTGGGTCGGTTCCCATTATAATGTTTTTGTATCCTTCTCTCTTCCTATCGAACTTTTTGGAAATGCCATCAATTGCGGGAATGAAGGTGTCATCGTTCTTCAGTAGGGAAAACCCATTATCCAAAGTCGTAAACATACCAGAATATGCCTTATTCGCAGCTTTAATGCCCGCAGTGGTTTTTCTATCCGCCGTCGGGTCAAAATCCCAACGCTTAATTGGAGTTTGCAATTCGAAATTATCAGACTTCCCAATTGGACCAGACACCACTCCCGCAGGACCCGCAGCATTTTTGGCAGCGTGTAATCTACGTCCCGGTTCCGTGCCTTTTGCTTCCGTTACAATCTTGAACAGTTTATCGAACTTCATATTTATATTTATCGCATTAAACTACTAAATATCAATATGGGTAAGAAGTTTGATAAAATTTTCGAATCAGTCGTTGGAAGAAATCAAGTAGGAGGCTATCTTACGGGTGATTGGATTCAATTCCGTCCGGATTATAAGAACTCTCTAACTTATAAAGCCATGCCTTCAGTCATGAGGGACGAACTCGATGAATTGGTGAGTGGCGGACTAAACATTAAAGTAATTCAAGTTGGAGATAAGCTATCTGGTGTTTCTGGGGGCAATCAACACAAGACTTCTGATAACGTTGTCGTTACTGTCGGAGGAGACACAGGAGGGGGTAGAATAACGAATTCGTTTACGGTTTCGACCGATATGATCGATATTGCCGACAAAGACACGTTCTCTCCCGATGTCCCTGATCAGTTTGAACTAAAACATGAAGTGGACTATAAACCAAAAGTGTTTAAGCCTGATGACAAGCACATTACTCGCCAAACTAATAAAAATAGTGGTGTGGGGGGCAAAAACACTCCCGCAGAGTATAAGATGGCGGGAGAAAGCACCCGCAAAAAGTTCGACAATGATAATATGGCTATGTTATATGAAGATCTTTGGACCCCAGAAGAAGAAACCCAAACTAAATAACAGCATGAGTATCTACACCGCAAAAGATAACAATCTTCTTGAAGAAGCGTACATCATCCAACTTTTAAAAGAGCACGCGCCCAACATGACATTGGAGCAACTTCAAGCTCGTTTCCCAACGATGTCAGACTCAGAATTAGACTATATCAATACTGTGAATGAGAGAATCATCGAAGAATTTTGGGGTGGGCTAAAAAACGCTGCAAAGGGTGCAGGAGAAGCGGTAAAGAACGCTACGGGCGCACTTGGCGCAGGTGTTGCCAATGCGGGCAAACAGGCCATCTCAAACGTTGGGCGCATGGCGGCAACGGGCACCAGCCAAAAAAAGACAACGGATGCGGTCAAACAAGTTTATAAATCAACCCAACAACTTCATGATCTCTTAACCCAGTATATTCAGTATGGATTACTTGATTTACAAGGCGCGGACCCCTTAAAATTAACTCTAAATCAAATCATTGAATACTTGAATAGTTCTTATGCTAAGACCAAGGCTGAAAAAGAAGCGGCCCCCGATGTTACCAGCGGAATGGGCGCGGCGTTCAAACAAGGCAAACAAGGCAAACAACAGGCGCAACAAGCCCGAACACCCCAACAACGTTCCCCGAATCCGCAAGCACAAAATCGGCAAGCACAAGCCACCAAACCCGGACTGATTTAATTATCTGTAGATGTTTTGTGTTCCACCTCTAGTGATAATACACATGAGGTAAAATTGATCTCTTTATCGATCACTCGTGTGGATTTCTCCAAATGATCCGCAATAATAATGATCATTCTCTTCTTTAAGAAATCCTCAATGTCCAGATCATATAAGGTGTCGAGTATGGACTTCATCAAAGTGTCCCAATCAGAGTTAAACAGTTGTTCATTCTGAATAAGATACTTGCGAAGTTCTAATGTTTTGGAGGTGGTGATATTTTTCCAAATACTATTTACCAGTTCTTCGTTGTTGATGGACTCACTGAAAATCAGATGACCCCCAATACAACATTTCTGTAGCTCATTGATACACAGACGCAAATCCGGAAAAAATCGTCTAACTAATTCTGATATTTTCTTGGGGTCCTCCTTCTCAAATATACAACCCTCCGTTTTTGCAATAGAAATACATCTACCGACAGCATCTCTTAGAGAGTATTTCAATTCTATACTCTGACATCGGGACTTGATCGGGGTGCTGATCTTATGTTTATAATTTCCCGTGAGAATAAATCTGGCGGTATCCGCATAGGACTCCATCATATTACGAAGAATATCCTGACCTGCAAGGGAGATCGAGTCTGCCTCGTCCAAAACGACGACCTTAATATTCCCATCGAAACTCTTAGTTTGGACAAATCCTGAGACTTTAGTTCGCATTGTCTCTACCCCATTTTCATCAGAAGCATTGATATAAAGATAATCACACTTTAGAATTTCTTGGATGAAGATCCTGGCTAATGTGGTCTTACCAATTCCAGCATGTCCCAATAATAATAGATGGGGTATTTTAGTTCCCCATGCCTCTATACGATCTCGGATGGGTTTATCCAAACACATTTCGTCCAGAGTTTTAGGACGATACTTTTCACACCAGAGATCGTTGATTGTCATAGTTCTGTCAACAGTATATCATGATTGGTCCTTTTGTCAAGGGCTCGAACGAATTCTGCGCATTCTAATAAATCGTCCGGAGTCCCACAATCAAACCAAACACCATCAAACTGAAAGATGTCCACTTCATGTTCTTTATTTAAAGCTTTGATGAGATCCACAATCTCCAATTCTCCTCTTTTTGAAGGAGTTAGCGTTTTTGCGAATTTGATCACACAATTTGAAAAAATATATAATCCAACAACAGCATCATCACTCACGAAATCTGTGGGTTTTTCTACAATATCGTCTATTTCGCCCCAATCATTTAATTTCACAACACCATAAGCAGACGGATCTTTCACCTTATATGTAAAAATCGTATTTGGGGGACAATCCATGGGAGAATTACCTAAAAATACATTATCGCCTAAAATTAGGGCCACCTCATCATCACCAATGAACGTTTCTCCAACAATGAACGCTTCTGCCAAGCCATTAGGTTTTTCTTGAACAATATACTCCAAAGACACCCCATATCTGGCCCCGTCTCCTAATTGTTTCTGGAATAAGGTTAATTGTAACTCAGATGAAACAATAATTAAGATATCCTCAATACCCATGTTGATCAATGTCTTCAAGGGGTAATAAATGAGGGGCTGCTTATATACAGGGAGAAGCTGTTTGCTTGTAATTCTTGTAAGTTCCCCGAGACGAGTGGCTTTCCCGCCAGCTAAAATTATTCCTTTCATATTATTCTCTTACGGGGGTCCAGTCATTATGGTCTGGTATAACTGAGACGATTTTCTCATTTCTAATATCAAATATGTGTGTGTCCACCATCTTCTCAACATAGTCCCGCACATCTTGATTCGCTTTTTCGGCAATTGTGATTAATTTCGCAAATCCCTCGTCATTGTATTCCTTATTATTCTCTCTCATATTATTATCTTTCATTGTTTATTACTGTTAAAGCTGTAATCACAATATCTCTTTCTGGTCTAAGTTTAAGAATGTGACTTGCTTTTGTAGTATCAAGGACACAATTACTTCTTTCCGCAATAATATTCAAGTCTTTTATTTCCACAAACTTCCAATTTGGATTATTTTGTTTGAAAACCTCCATAATTCCGGTCAATTCTCGAACACCCATAGGTTTCGGATTCACCACATTGTAAACATCTTGACCCTTCCAAAAAAATGGAGATTCTTTTGAGAGGAGAACGTCCACAAATTGGGATAAATCTGGAATATATGTCTTCGAATTGACATTAGTTATTAGATTATCATAATTTTTAATTTTCACCAAATAATTACGAGGATTCATATCAGGAGTAATTGGCATCCGAATTCGTAAAATTTTAATATCCATCTGTTTTGACATTAATTCAAATGCGTGCTTGGTCTTAGAATACCAAGAGCTTTCGTCATCAAATAATCCAAAATTTGGATTATCAATTTCAGTATAATCTTTAGTATAACCACCATATATACACCCGGAAGAAATATGAATATATTTTATTCCAAGATTATTACACACTCGATTAATTGTCAGTGGAACCGCAACATTAAGATCCCAACATAACGCCTTCTTAGATTCGGCCTCGTCTACATTAGGACGACCCGTAAATCCGGCGGCATTGATAACTACATCATATCCGCCATCAAGGAGATATTTAGTAAGTATTTGTGGTGAATGATAATCCAAATAGTCTCTAGACACTATCATCAATGAAGCGTTCTTCATCTGATTGAATAATGAACATCCAATATAACCCTTCCCCAAAATTAAGACTTTAGAGTTCACTTTCAATGTGTGTTTTAATATCATTCAAAGATATATAATCATTTTCATAGAGAAAGTCAACCAGCGATTCGGAAAATTCTGCACCCATTGACGATAATTCTTCATCTTCAGTGGAATCGAGAAACTCTTGGACCTCATAAATAGCATCTAAAAGTTTTTCTTCTTTCTCCCACACCTTCTTTAACCATTTTGTGTTCATTGGTGTTATTTACTATCAATTTGTAAATATCAATATGATTCAAAGAATAAAAAACTTTTTTGTTGACATTTTCGAGTGGATTACAAAATTGTGGAAATCTGAAAAGAAAAACACCACGCCAACATTCATTGCAAATGAAAAATCTCAAATAATTAAAACAGAAAAAAACGTTCTTTTAATTAAATAATTTTATGAGTATTAAAGTCTCCCAACTTACACTGGCCGATACCCCGCTTTCCGGGGGGGAGAGTGTTTTAATGAACCAAAATGGGTTAACAGTAACAAGCAAACTTAGCGAGATAAAAACATACGTGAATTCCAATATTTCCTTATCCGGAAGTTCTTTGATAATGTTTTCTGATGGTGCCAATTTTGCCATGGTGGAAGCAGTTCGAAAGATACCCGACAATTCAAATTTCTTGGGAAATGGAACTGGTCATCGGGCACCCCTCGCAAACGACTCTAATTTCTTAGGATCTATGGCGGGGTCAGGCGCCACCAATGCAAACGACTCTAATTTCTTAGGATCTAATGCGGGGGCAATCGCCGCCAATGCCAACAAGTCAAATTTCTTGGGTAGTAATGCGGGATTTCAAGCCCATGGGGCATATCGATCAAACTTCTTCGGCCATAAAGCTGGAGATGGTGCCACAACCGCACACCAATCAAACTTTATAGGATCCAGAACTGGGGTGAACACAACGGGAGCAAACGATTCAAACTTTATAGGATTTCAAGCTGGATATAACGCCCTTAATGCAAATGATTCCAATTTCTTTGGCAATAACGCGGGATATGGCGCAACAGGCGCAGATAATTCGAACTTTTTGGGATATCACGCGGGGGTGTGCGTTACCGGAACTAGAAATCAACTGTTCGGCAAAGATACTTCAGTATTGCCGTTATCAACTTCAGATTGCTTAGTAATTGGAACTGAAGCAGTAGCAACACAAAACAATACAATTGCTCTAGGATCTACAACATATCCGTTCCTAACTGCCGCTGGCGGTACAGCACCGGGAGCTATTACAACGTATCTAGTCGTTCGGGTAAATGGGATCGATTTAAAGATTCCATGTTACGCCTAAAGACATTTTAAGTTCTCATATTAAATAGTTGTAATGGCCAATACATTACAATTAGGATACCCCTCAGTTCCAAGATCCATAACGAATCCGGACGTAAAACGGGTGAATTCTGTCGATGTCGATGGGCCTATGTCATTTTTGACATTTATCAAGTTGATAAATGTATCCTTCGAGAGTAGCACCTTGCAAAAGTACTACAATCACTATCTTGGACTCTGGAATACTAAAAATACATCCAAGACAGTTGACAACAATATATTGATAGTAGATCAGTATAGAGACTTTGTAAAAGAAGTAACTCTAAACTATACAACGCCAGAGGAAAAGGAATTCCTCACCAAAATTGATTTCAACGACGAATATGATTTAGATATCATTCTGGGGTTCTATTCTAGGAAACTGAATGATCTGGCCGCATTCTATAATCAAAAGAGAGACGACCTAAAGTTTAATGTTTCTCGTTCTAAATTAAAGGGATCTAACTTTGGAGCCGAAAAAAACATATCGGGATTGGTGTTAACATACTTGAAAAATTATGACGACGGGAAGATATTGTATGATTACGATGCAATAAAGGCCAAACTTGAGATTGAAGTAGAGGAGTTATATAATACATATCCAAACTATTTCAACCAAATCCCAGATGACAGCGTTTATGGTAAGAAAGACCTTGATTATGGTCTCAATATCTTCTTAAGAACAAATAAAGATCTAATTTCTGAAGTTTTTGCAGGGGTGTCTCAAACTCTACAAGACATCAAGGAAGCAGACCAACTATTTGACACTAAAAGAGCACTAACAGAGGAATATACGGCATTCCCATTCTATTATATCCAAACGGGTGATACCATCACCGATGTTTTATCCGGAAAACTCTTCGATAATGTTAATACCTCTCTTAATTTCCTGAATCGTGATTATCCCACCACGGCATCTACCGAAAACTTAGAATATCTAGAAACGCCAAGAGAACGTGGCTTTTTTAGACCCTCAAATACTACAATCGTTCTGGTTGATGGTGTAACCAACACATACCAGATAAATTATGATAATTTGGAACCAAATTCGTTGTATTTCTTTCCAGATCCAAGCATAATTGGAACGAATGGTGATGTCTTGACCCTTGTGGTAGATGATTCGTACCTCAAAAAGAATTTTTCGTCGGGGTTGGCCACCAACCAACCAACCACCGGTCAATACGACACAAAATACTATGGATACGTGTCTAAGATCGAACCCCAACATCAAAAATATTTAGATAGTATATTTGAACAGGGTTATGTAAAAGATTCGAAGAAGGACTTATATGGTAATCTTTATGGTCTTTTCATAAAAGATGGAAACTTCCAACAGATCCCTCATTCGACAACAACTCCAACTATAACCAGCTTTATCTTCAATGGTTACCAATTCTTCGATGATATATATAATGAGGGGAGTGTTTTCGATTATGCGACAGAAGACTATTCAACATATACAGAACTTAGAAGAAGTGGTCTGACTCTTAGTGCGGGCGATTTCTCAGCAACAATACCGGACATTATCTTAAATTACGGTAGTTTCTCCAACAATTATCCCATATTGGAGCACGCTGAAGTGGGACTGGCCACAACATATCAAATCTTTGAAAATGCCTACATCATGAATGGTGATTCGTTTTATAATGATGTGGTATCATCTGATTTATCAGCATTTGAAGCGTCCTCTGGTTCTTTCTACTACTCCGACCTATATGAAGATGGGGTCCACTCGGTAGTCCCGGAGAGAGCGTTGCTTGATCCCCTATACCCATCATTAACCGCAAAATTTCTGACATACGGGGACAATCTAACAGCATTCGAAGTTATTGATGGGGGTAGATTTGAAATCCCATTTCCAAGTCAATCACTAACATCAGATCAATATTACTATGATTCTACTGTCATCCACAATACCACAATAGACAATACTATTGCACCTACGGTTGACGGTAAATTGATGGTTAGGAACACCTACACCAAGCAAGTTCTCTCGCTTCTCGATGCGTCCCCATATTTAGTAGATAAATATTCAGCTGCAATTATATCTCAGATCAACGAGAAAGTATACAACTTTGAAGTATTGTCAGATATCTTACTAATCGAAACCGAGACTTGGCTTCTGGCAAATCAGATGAAGTTTGAATCCGGAACATTCGTGGACCCTTATACCCCAGTCTATCAACTAGAGCATTCAACAGGAAACTTTGACAAGATATCGAATAGAGTTAAAAAATCATTCGATGTGTTTTTCTGTAAATTTGTAACCACCGAGCCAATATCATCTAATAATTTTGTTGCGTACCCCAAAGTTTACAAATACAACACCAACACACACAAAACAGATTTACTATTTCCAATTGCAGCTATAGACACCACATACTTCAATGTGTCGGGTGGTGATGTCAGATTCACCTCTGCCGATTCACCCCTCCTAAATTACGATAGTCAGACCAATACATTCATGATCTCTCTTCCCCTTAGAGACCAAAATGATACCATCACGATTCATAATTACCCGTTCTATATGAACCCAGATGTTATATTTGACACTAAATCTGTAGTTGAAATCAGTCCATACGCAGAATCCTTAATTTTTGGAACCTCAACTGCAACATTCTTCTTATCGTCATCGGGATACACCACAGATGATGAGGAACTAATATTATGAACACTCTCACCATCGCATTATCATCATCCTCAACTAATCACATTGAACTGTTGGGTCAGCAAGAGTTGAACGATAATACAATCGTAACACTAAATCTGGAAAATCTATACAATGATGTTATTCCCATCTATGTAAAGATAAATTGGGGAGATGGAACATCTGAAACCAAAGACAATAATATCTATGGGTCCCACTATGACAATGCATTGTTGTTCTACACCTACAATCCCATTTTTATTGATTTACACACCCACGAATATACTCCATCCCCTACAGCAGTATATAAAAATATGACGCTCCAATTGGTGGCATACTATTCAAATGGAGAATCTTCGCATTTTAGAGTCCCGATTGAATTAAAAACCTATGATAAGATAGAGTCCATGGGGCGCATCTCTATTGAAAATGTGAATATAGTTGGCAATAAATTGGAATACCAATTACGAACCGACAAAGGTTTAGTTGAAATGGTGACAGCGCGGCGTTAAATAATTTTGTGGTAATTATTTCACTATCATCTATAGAATCGCCAACATTGTCTACTACCATGGACAATGTTGACGTAAAGCAATTTAAGAGATCATATTCTGGAGGTCTTAGTGTTAATTTTCCTGCGTGTTTTACTGATTTAGTAGATGTCAAGACGAAAAATTACTCCAACTTTTATCTATCCGACAATATTCTATTCAATTCTGGATTCACATATGGTAAATCCATCCTCCCATCGTCTAATATTAGAACCGAGATAAAATATGGACTAGATTTTCTCCAATTCTCGCCTGCCGACGCAGAGGCGTACAAAGATGTGGACAGATATTCGGAATATAATAATTATGGGTCGGCCACATTCTCAACTGTAACCAACGACGACACCCATTTCAATTTAGAGATTCACAAAAACAATAAATGTAGGATATACTTCACCAAAAAATATCGTAAATATTACCTAATATCAAATACCGACAATAACATATCGTTTGTGCTCGAAAAACTGATCCCCACAACATCAGACATCAATCCTCACGATTTTGACTATATGTTTTCCGAGGCGACAAATTCTATGTTGTTCTTCAAGCGGACTGAAACTACAAACTACATCCTCATAAAATATGGTAATAGCTTGGTCCTCCAACCAAATATTATAACATACCTATCCACCCCTTTTGTTCTTTCTCGAAGTATATTCACAACCGTCAATGCAACGAATAATACTTCGTTCATTGCATATACCAACAGCAATCAGATAGACAAAGACAATAGTATTTTCGACCTAAAAAACAATATACTATTACACAAGCCTCTGAATGGAAGTATATTATCCCCGATCATCCTCAAAAATCAATTATTACAAGGAGATGTGTTCTCCTGTGCGAACACATTGCTCACCAGTGGCCCAATTTCAGAACACTCGGCGGATTTGCGAGAATATACCTCAATATTCGAAGATATCACAGAAGAGAACACCGACGAACTAGAACTCAATTATGTGTTTTACAATAAACACTATAGGATCACCCCCGGTAGCACCTTAGTCCTCGCGCCCTCATCAATTTTCCCATATTCTACACTCAATATTAACGATACGACATTCAAATATTCTGGATCATTCGCATATCCAACACCCCAATACGCAGATAAGGTATACCACATCTCGAAAGACGAAAATTTAGAGGCCCAATACATCCTTTGCACTTGGCTATCAGGCTCCCCATCTTCATCAGACAACATCTGGATTGATAGATACTATTATCCCGATTTAATTGAAAAAGAGGCCGCAATTACCGCATATGGCCCAATCTCCCCAACATATGACGATTATATCGAATCTTTGATCAATTCAAATAGCGAATTAGAGGAATCGGTCACACTTCGAAAGTTTTTCGACAAAAAGAGCGATCTGACCTTTTCTGCAAACGAAACGTATCTCTATGAACGGATATCAACCACCATTTTCCCGTCTCTATCATCTGCCTTTACATTCTGCACAGGTTTCAATGCGACGCAACCAGTCAATTACTTCAAAACTATAAATAAGGCCAATAAATACACCATTGGGTTCTATTTTGATGGCGATGCCAAAAATTGGACAGTTCAAAGCGAAAGAAATGCACTCGACAGCGGAATATCGATCAGTAAAACTGGCCAAACGCTCATTATAACTCTAAAAATCTTCGATTCTAGCAATGGAACAACCACAACTTGGACCGAAAGTGGAAATATTAAGAGTTTGAAGAACAATTTCGTTCTATGTTCTGTCGATGGGATCACCGGAGAGTCGTTCTTCTTCTTGAATACATCTATTATCAAATCTTTCGAAATCCCAAGATATCAGTATATTTACAAACAGCTACTATATGGAGATTTCTTCATATACCAAGGAGACGTTGTAACTAATCTACTTGAGGAAACGACCTATATAACTACACCATACATCATAGCAGACTCCACAGACCAGAATTTAGCATTCATTAAGCCTATGATCGATGGAAAGATGGCAATTAATGACATATACATCGCATTGCCATGTGGTATGAGGAATAGCTCTGATAATATCGAACATCTCCAGAGCGCATCCGGTTCTTCTCTCTTCAAATCTAATAAGGTGAATATCATCATCAAAAATACCGATATAACCAATGCCGATATCCAAGCGGGCCTTATCGAAACACTCACAAATAATCTTATAGACGTGCCAGTCAACTCTGAGCTATCTGAGATCAAATTTGAAAATAACAAATAATGAAAAGCTATTTTAAGTATACCGATGGGGGGGCATTAACCCTAAATGGAGAAAATTATGTTGGCTTTTTTCATATAGTTGACAACGTACCATACACCGAACGATTTTTCAACCCAGACTCAGAAGAATTAGCCTACAAAGATACATTCATGGGAGATCTTTTTTCCAATGAAATGGAGTTTGACACTTCATATGAAAATACCCCCCAAATAACACCATATTATTCAAACACCTTTGACATCTTCAACATCCAAGGATTGGAAACTTTGACAAATTCGGTTAATAATAACAACCTTCAGTGTTTTAAGGGGTTCAATATCCCAAATCCAACTATTTATAATTTTGAAAAGAATGATAATTTGTATTATGGGGTGTATTCCACTTCGGATAATATGGTTAGTAAGCAGCACTATAGCCATATCGAACCATTTTCTTCATATTCTGGGTGGGAGTTTTTAGACACTATCAAAACTGGAGCACTTTTCGTCAATTCTGATGAAGAGTTTAAGTATATCTGCTCTACTGGGGACTATGATTACGTCTTAACTGGCGCATTCGCCCAACCGAATGAATTGAAGATCATATATACGAAAGATCTCCACCCAAAATACGGACTGTCTCCTGATTATACATACAATATACACAATGACATTGACAATTCTCGAATCTTTATTGTCAATAATGATTTTATTCGGATTTACGACTCATCGAACTATGACGAATGTGAGAACTTGCCACTTCTAGATCAAATATCTCTCACTCCCACCACCACATTTGAACATATTATAAGCCAAATGCACTATAAGTTCGGAGAGGCCCATTATAAGTTCAACTCCAAATACCACACTCTAAACGACAACAACCCGGAACTCATAAAGTTCGGCAAAAATATCAGAACTGCCGTATCTGATAATGTTTTATCGTTGGTGAACAAATATTCCAATACTGTATATCAACAAATATACCTATCAACCTACGACGTTGGGGAAATATTAGATGTTGACGTGTCCCCCTTCACCGATGATGTCGCACTCCTACATAGTTCTGAAGGAGAAGTAAAATTATTGATGATATTTGGCCAAGACCCGACATCATTCGTTCATAATACGCTACAAAGTATAAATGTATCCGATTGGTATAAGATTAAGTTTAGTAATGTTGACTCAGATCAAATATACCTCTATACTCAAACAGAAGTCCAAACCCGAAGTATATCAAATCCAGAATATCCAATGGGTAGAATGGAACAGGGCGAGCTTCTATACTTCAATAAGTATAAATTTTCAAATGCCAGAGAGAAGTTTAATTTAATTAAAATTAAATTTAATTCAGGAGAATACGCATCCAATAACTTTAATGTTCTAACAATTTCTGAAACTACGAGATTTGGCAATATGTATATGATATTACATAATTATGGCCGCCTATATGCCTTGAAGCAACCAATCACAGACTATATCTCTTCAATAGTTCCGACGAATCTGGCAAAATACTTCACTGGACTGAATCAATCGGACTCCTCCATTGGACTATATCTAAATTCCATCCTCTCCAACCTCTTGAAAGACACCCTCAACCTCCTAACTAATGCAGAGGGCAAGTATACATTCTCTGAATATTCGGTGTTTGTCGATACCCTCCAAGAAGTGGAGACTGACATGGCGACTCTTCTTGTAAATGGAAACGAAACAATCAATGTCATCACCATCCAGAGAATCTTAACAACAATTTCGAACATTCAAACAAAACTTATTCCGAAATGATTGAAAAACAAATAAACCTACTAAATATTATAAAATGAGTGCCCTTACCGACAAATATATTGATGACGACTATGATGGACTTCTCCATTCAAATGCCGAAGAACTTCCCGTGACTGGACAAGAAGATATCTACGATGGACTAGGAAATAAATCCTCTCTAAAACTGGGTAGAGCGTGTGAAGGTGCCACCATATGTGGACCTCTCACACTAGACAACCTAATTGTTAATGGTTTAACTTTAATTAATGCAATTTATCCAATTGGTTCCGTTTACTTTTCCGTTCTTTCAATTAATCCAGCAACGACATTAGGCGGAACCTGGGAACAAATTGCAATTGGTAGATTTATTGCTGGCGTTGGATCGACCACAGATAAAAATGGGCTTGCTGGCACTGTTGTATCGGGCAATAATACTACCGGAGAATATGCCCACACTTTGACCGAAGCAGAATTACCAGCCCACGTTCACGCCCCTCTATACTTACAATATGATGAAGATGATAATCCGGACCCATCTATTCCGGCTGCGAGTGTAATAATTAATAATAAAGCCGCCGCTGGTGGTGCCATCGAACAAACAAATTCCACCACCGCATCGACAGGAGGAGGACTAGCACATAATAATCTTCCTCCCACCTTTGGTATGTATGTATTCAAAAGAACCGCCTAATTTATATGCCTGGGATTACAATTACAAAAACTAAAGCCCGTAGGGGTAGTGACACACAACGAAAACTAGTAGTTTTCGACCAAGGTAATATTATATATACCGTTGACACCAAACGAGTGTTTGTAGGAACGGGAACAACTCTCGGAGGTATATCTATTGCCGCTAAAGTTCACCCCCTACTTACGAATTATTATAATCTATCTGAAATTAATGCGCAAATTGGGGATTTGGTAAATGTCAATAATCTATTCTATCAATTAACGGCTACAGATTATTCAGATATCACATCTTGGGCCAATGTTGGAACCAAAATTGACACTACAATTTTCACATATGATGCTCTAAACACTCTTACTATCTCTAATAGTGCATTATCTGCGGTCCATCTTGACCCAAATACGGTTTTTAATGGATTAAAGATTGAATCTGGCGTTTTACAAGTGGATTACAATACAAAATCACTTGAACTCTCCGCAAATAAATTAAATGTCAAGTCTGGTGGTATTGGAGCCGCTGATATTAACGCTACAGCACTAAGTGGTGGTCTTATTGGTGGATACAATGGAATTAGTTCTTCGACCATTACTCTCGACACAAATGACCAATATTTTAAATATTATGGTAATAAATTGTCGCTTAATCTTAACAATCAATGGATTGGAGATGGATTAAATATCACAGCGGGCGTTGATCCCCTGTCTACTCTTAGTATAAATGTCGATGACCTTTCAGTTGAATTGAATGCATCTAAACAACTATCATTAACAGAATATGCATCCGCTTCTGGGTCTCCCGAATGGAGTAAAATGTATGTTGACAAAAATGGTAGAATTTTCAACCATCAATCGTCAATTTACGACACCTTAACTGGTAATTCGACCACCAATTCTAACAATTCTCTCTCCGCTATATTCAACGGTGTACCCTCTCACACCCTCACAGGATCACCTTCTAGCATCCAGCTTACCAACTTTACCGCAACGGACTCAAGCGGGGCCACAGTGTCCCTCTCGTCCGCAGGATGGATCACATTTGAAGGCAATACGACTTCAAGAACCGGCGAATCTATCGGTAGATTCGCGATTCCAATCTTCGCATACTAAAATAACACATGGAAATTCTACAAGATACAATCATTCAACCTCTTTTCCGCCAAGGATCAGATTCCGAACGCTTAAACATAGTTCTTAAGTCAGGAGAACCGGGATTCACCACGGACACATTCAGAATGTACGTAGGAGATGGATTTTCTCCCGGTGGCGTATTAGTTGGAAATCTATTCAAAGGATTTTCTCCCGATTTAACTACTCTTTCCCCTTCAACTTCAGGGGATATGGGATATAATACGCAAAATAATACCCTATATACTATTATCGAAGGTGATGGTACAAATTTGACCGATTGGAGACCTCTTGCAAATCTACATACGCCAATTTATGTCAAATATAATGGTCTAAGTGGAGCATCCGCAGAATTCAGTCAGAATATTACAACCTCGTCTCGTCTATCTGCGGGCCATTATAGGTTCACTTACGGCAGTTTACCTACATCTAACCTTATTGCAACCACGCAAATCGTCGGTTTGGACGCTGTAGGGTATCAATCTCGGACCTTAACCATAAATAATTCGTCTTGCGACGTAGTAGTATTAAGTTCAGATGGAAGTAAGACCGATGCTAATATTACATTACTAATAAATTACTAAAATGTATCCCTCCGATGTCGTTCTACCAGTTAATGCTAAGTATTATGGGTTTATAAATGGAAATTTGCCCTGTAATACACACTGGGACATTACTTGGAGCTTTTCATTTGCCCTAACTGGATCTGAACATGGATTTGTAACCTTTTTAACCACTGGAATAACCTTATCCAGTGGTATTCCGGGAACCAGATTGGGCTATTTGGGCAACTTAGACTACTTAAAGGACGAAGATGGTAATATTTTACTATCTGATACGGGCACAAGACTAACATATGACCCATATGTGCTATCTGGGAATGAGACTGTTGGCGTTTTGGGCATCGCATTTGACACTACTGGATATTTTGCCCTCTCCAGTGAGACATATGATGGCGTTGGTATTGATCAAGTTAAACCAAACTCTCTTATAATAAGAGATTCTAATGATTCCCTTGCTCTGAATATCGAATTATCGGCATTAGACACCACATTTTTCTTAACATCAGCAATTAAGAATTATCAAACCCTTAGATTTAGAATTTCCAAAGCGAGTAAATCTCTTTATATCGACAAACAATCATTAGATTTAACATATACTACTCTAATTAGAGTATCTCTATCATCGTTTGATGCAATCTCTAACACCACAGTTTACTCTGGCGTTACCTTTTGCTCTCCAATCTCAAGTTCTGCTATAACACCATCAACATTATATCTTAAAAACTTCCACACACAAGGGTCTAATGAAGACGCGACGACTGAAACCATTAATTATATATCAATCCTACCCAACAATGCAGACACCACATTTTCAACATTAAGTAATATACTATAATATATGATAACGACAACATCATTAGCGCCTGATTATTCATATATTGTAGTTGATCCATATTTTGGATATGAACCTCTAAGTGTATCAATTGATTTTGTAGATCTTTCTGGCAAATATTACGTCTCTTATATAATATCTTATGGAGATGGGACAGGTGAAGACAACGTGTCCGCAGTCGGTCTCCACCATACATATAATGCCCCTGGTGAATACACAGTTTCCATAACGGCATTTGAAGAAGGCCATACAAACTCAAGTGTATATGATAGTATTGACATAGATATATTTGCGACTACAACCAACCCTTTAACGGGGACCACTTCATCCCCAACCACATCGACATCGACAACCACAACCAACCCTTTAACGGGGACCACTTCATCCCCAACCACATCGACATCGACAACCAC